AAGATAGCCCTGCGATCTGGTCAGCATGCCCCTTGCGGGAAGTGTCGACTTTATGCTGCCGTTTTTGTCGATTTAGATGTTACGGAATACAGCTGCGGTGCCGCCGAGGACGAGGCCAGGGTCGCCGCGCTGCTCGAGGATGCCTCGGCGTACCTGCGCGGGGCATATCTGCGCCGTATGGGTGTCCAGTACCTCGCCGGCTCGAACCCCACGTTCGATGAGAACGTGAAGTCCGTCTGCGTGGCCATGGTCGCCCGGGCGGTCAACACGCCCGGTGCCATGGCTGGCATCACCCAGCAGTCGCAGACGACCGGGCCGTACTCGGCGAGCGTCACGTTCGCCAACCCGACTGGAGACCTCTACCTGGGGCGCTCCGACCTCAAGCGGCTCGGCCTGGCCGGGTGCCGCGTGCGCAGCATCCAACCCGCGACCGCCGCCGACCGCTGGGAGGAGGCGTGATGCCGATGGCGGGGATACCGACCGAGACGGTCACGGTCATCTCCCGCAAGACGGTGTACGACGACCTCCACGAGCCCGTCTCCGAAGCGGTCGCCGAGCGCGACGTCGACGCCGTCGTGGCGCCCGGCGCCACCGCGGACCTCGACGCCTCGCGGCCGGAGGGCGCCACCGTGGCATACACGGTACATCTCCCGAGGGACATGGCCGGCATCCGCCTCAAGGGCTGCTCGGTCCGCGTGCGCGGCGAGGAGCTGCGCGTCGTGGGCGACCCGAGGCCCTATGCCCCCGAGGCGTGCCCGGGACGCTGGTGCTACCCGGTCGAGCTGGAGGCAGCCGATGGCTAAGGAGTGCAGCTGGGGGAAGTTCAAATGGAGCCGCCTCGGGTACGCCGAGGCGATGGACGGCAACGCCGCGCTCCAGGGGATGCTCAGGGGCAAGGCCGAGGGCATCGCCGCCCGCGCGACGTCGATGCTCGCGCCGGACGGCCACGACGTCCCCGCCTTCAGGGTTAGCCGCTGCCAGGGCACGCTCGCCAAGGGCTTTCGGGTCAGCGCGTGCTCGAACCATGCCAAGCACGCCCAGGCGAAACACAAGATACTGACGAGGGCGGCGCTCTCGTCCGGAGGTTGATCATGGATATAGAGGCCGAAGTCGCACGGTGCCTGTGCGAGCTCACGGGCGCGGACGCGACACTCGAGCCGGTGGCTGGGCACCCGGAGCCGTACATCACCGTAGAGCAGGTCGGCGGCGGGGGAGGCTTCCTCGAGCCGGTCCAGCTCGATATCGACTGCTGGGGCACCGAGGGCAAGGGCGGCAGGAAGCCCGCAAAGGCCCTCGCCGAGCAGGTGAAGGCCGCCGTCCCGTCCCTCGAGGACGAGATCGAGAACGTCTTCCACCCCGAGGTCACGAACCAATACAAGATGCCCGACCCTGACACGCGCAGGGCGAGGTACGTGGTGCAGGTCCAGCTCTGGGTCTGCGAGTAGTAGAAAGGAAACGCGGATGCCCGAAGTCAGCAACGCGAACAACTCCAACAACGTCAGCGCCGGCAAAGGCGTGAAGGGCGGCTACATCTTCTCGGCCCCCGTCGGCACCACCCTGCCGGACAAGGTCATCAAGAACAAGAGCGAGCTCGACAAGGCCTTCAAGTGCCTCGGCTTCATTTCCGAGGACGGCTACGTCGAGTCCGTCTCCGAGGACTCCAACGACACCGTCGACATGAACGGCGACCTCATGGACTCCAGCAACTCCAACCGAGTGGAGTCCGCGCAGCTCACGTTCGCCGAGATCAAGGCGGAGACGCTCAAGCGCCAGTACGGCGACGGCAACGTCACCGACGAGGGCGGCCTGATCACCGTCAAGCACAACTCCGACTCCCACCCGACCTTCGCCTACGTGCTGCTCCTCCTCCTGAAGAACGGCCGCAAGTGGACCAAGGTCGTTCCGCGCGGCCAGTCCTCCGAGCTCGACGACCTCACCATCTCCAGCTCCGAGCTCTGCCAGCGCCCCCTGACGATGAAGTACCTCACCGACGAGGACGGCAACACCTGCTACGACTACATCGAGTCGACCGAGACGGCGGCGGCCTAATGGCGGCCAAGCGCCCCGAGGGCGCGCTCGAGTTCGAGTTCGACGGCAAGAAGTACCAGATCAACAAGAAGGCCATCCAGTCCATGAAGGTGCAGCGCGCCATGGCCTACGACGGCATCCCCGAGAAGATGCACGAGGTGTGGGACGCGATGGACGAGATCTTCGACGGCAAGACCGTCGAGTACATGGACGCGCTCGGCGAAGACGGGCAGGACTGCTCGGCGGAGCGCTGGGGCGCATTCTTCCAGGCCGCCATGGAGGCCGCGGCAAAAAACTAGCAAGCTTCGCCGCCGCCTGGACTTGCATGAGGGGAGAGGTCGTCGCCGACTTCCGGCAGACGTACGGCATCGACCTGCCGCTCGGCGGCGGATTCGACGGGGCGACGGACGAGGACCTTTGCCGCTGGCAGGTCCTCTACTCCCAGCTGCCGGCGCGCTCGCGGGTCTCCGTTCGCCTTGAGCCCGACAACCTGTGGGACGACAAGACGCGCCTGCTCGACATGATCGAGCATGAGCTCAGGTGCTTCCACTACGGGTTCACCGAGGACGCCAAGAAGCGCGTCAACGCCCCGCAGCGGATCATGTCGCCGGGCGAGCGCGCGAGGAACGAGCGCCGCAGGGACTCGGCGCTGGCGGCGAAGTACGAGATATCTTCGTCGTTCGGAATCGATGTATAAGGAGGCGCCATGTCCACAGACGTCGGATCCGTATCCGTAAAGGTCATGCCGTCCATGGCGGGCTTCGCCTCCCAGGTGGACAAGGACCTGTCCGGGGCGGGACCCTCTTCGGGATCGCGCTTCGGGCGGGTCTTCGCCGCGTCGGCTGGAAAGTCTGGCGGCAGCGGGCTGGTCGCCAAGGTCTCCTCTGCGCTCTCGGGCGCGGCGGGCAAGTTCTCGGCGACCGGTAAGGCGACCGGATCAGCCTTCTCCTCGGCCTTCTCGGGCGCGGCGAGCGCGGGTGCAATCGAGGGGCTCCAGGACAAGGTCAAATCCGCCACGCTCGAGCTGCGCTCGGCGATGGCGACCTCGAAGTCCGCCTCATTGTCGGCAGAGGCGGCCCAGGTCAAGTACAACGACGCCGTCGCCAAGTACGGCCCGGCATCCGCGCGGGCGCTGAGCGCTGAAAGCAACCTCGTTACCGCCAAGCTCAGGGCGCAGACCGCGTCGGAGCGTGCCCAGGCGGCCGAGTCCAAGCTCACCTCGGCGCAGAAGCGGCTCGCGAGTGCGACTTCCGCGCCCGTGTCGGCGCTAGGAAAACTCGGCGGCAGCGCCGGGACGCTTGCCGACAGGCTGGGCGCTGGGGAGAGGGCGACGGGCCGCTTCGTGGCGAAGATCGCCACCATCGGCGGTGGCGTCCTGTCCTCGGCCGGTAGCGCGCTGTCATCGCTCTCGAGCGAATTCGGGTCTGCCGGTACGGCGGCTGGCGGGAGCATGGCGAGCAAGGTCGCCTCGGGCTTCTCGGCAAAGGCCGCGGTCATCACCGGCGCCGTTGCCGGCGTGGTGCAGAGGGTCGTCTCGACGGTGTCCTCGAGCGTGGACGCCGCGGTCGCGCGCGTCGACACGCTCAACAACTTCCCCAAGGTGCTCCAGTCGCTCGGCTTCGGGGCCGACGAGTCCCAGGCGAGCATCGACACCCTGTCCGACAGGCTGTCGGAGCTCCCCACGAGGCTCGACGCGGCGGCGACGGGCGTGCAGCAGCTCGCCCCTTCGTCCAAGTCAATCAACCAGGCGACCGACCGCTACCTCGCATTTAACGATGCCGTCCTCGCTGGCGGCGCGTCCGAGGACATCCAGTCCAACGCCATGACGCAGCTCACCAAGGCCGTCTCCACCAACAAGATGGAGATGGACACCTGGATGAGCATCCAGCAGGCGATGCCTGGCCAGCTCGACCAGGTGGCGAAGTCCATGCTCGGGCAGAGCGCGTCGGCATCCGACCTCTACCAGGCGATGAAGGACGGCAAGGTCTCGGTCTCGGATTTCGCTGATGCTGTGGTCGACCTCGACAAGAACGGCGCGGACGGCATCACGAGCTTCTCCGAGCAGGCAAAGGCCGCGACGGGCGGCATCAAGACGTCGTTCTCCAACATGTGCAACGCCTTCCCCAAGGGCGTCGCCAAGATCATCGGCGCCATCGGCGCGTCCAATATCGTGGGCGTCATCGACGGCGTGAAAGGTGCTGTAAATGGCGCGTTCGGCGCCATCACCGACGCGATGGCCGACCCGAGCATCCAGGGCGCGGCGTCATCGTTCGCCGCCGTGTTTTCTGATGTGATCGCAGGCGGTGTCTCGATCGCAGGGGACGCATTTTCCGGCGCGACGGTGATGACCTCCACGTTTTGCGAGACGCTTCTCAACAACGAGGCGGCTTCATCTTTCGCGGGAGCACTTGACGCACTCGGTTACGCGGCATCCTCCACGGGCGACGCCATATGGTCGACCGTATCGCAGATCACCGGATGGTCGAGTCCCGCCGAGGGCGCGGCAGATGCCGCAAACGCCCTCGACGATGCCTTCGAGGCCGCCGAACCAGTCATTCGCTCGGTGGGCGACGCATTCCAGTGGGTCTCCGAGCATTCCGAGGAGGTCGCCCCGGTCGTCAAGGCCGTCGGCGGCGCCTTCCTCGTCATGAAAGTCGCCGGCGGCCCTGTGGGCTCGCTCCTGAAGGTCATAGGCGGCGCCCTGCTGTCCCTCGGGGCATCGGCA